CGCGAATCTTTTGGGACAAGTACAACCTTTGCTTGGCCATGATCAAGCCGAGTCAAAGACTTGTACCAACCCAATCGATCGATCAACTCTCTCCCCTTTCCTACCATGAAATAATCATAGTAGGGAAAGCACTGATGGAGACTTGAGTAAAGACGGGAAAAAACCCATTTCTGCTCAAGCTTCTCACCAGTGGCCACAGCTCCTGGACCATGTCGCGGTCGAATATCTTTGGGGTCAAATGACTCAAAGATTCGAGCAGTGATAGTCGCAGCTAACTCGATTACTCGAGATGTGTAACTATCATCGCCAAACTCTAATTCCTTGTCAGTTTGAATGAAGCTGTCTATTACAGCAGCCTCATCCTCTTTACTATAAGGAAGTTCAAGTTTGTACGCGAAATACAGTACTTGACGGAGGTGCTTAACTGCACCAGGGTCAGCACTGGCCAGGAGACGACCTTCAAAGTCGAAGATCAGCTTAAAGTACGCCTGCAGAAATGCGGGTATACTTATATTCTCGTGAGAGTGTTTCCACTCACGCGGAATAGAGAAGCTGCCACTCACCAAACCTAAATCTAAGGCCTTACCTAATTTAGGTAGAGTCTTAGTAAGGAAGGAGAGTCCTTCATGTCGACATCGACTCGTAAGAGTATCGATGTCAGCACGAAGATCTTTTCGACGAGAGGCGCCAAGTGGATCGCATTGGATCAGCGAAACACAAAGGTCGAGATATTTCTCGACTTGGCTATTAAGGGATTCCAATAGGAGTCTCCTCCAATAGTCTCCCAATGGCTTAGCCACTATCCGTGCCACCAAGTAGGTAGCTGTAACGACGAGAGATAAGAGGGTTAAACCTCTACGACTCGCCACGGACTACAGCGTCGATGTTCGTCGTCGAAGCGAGGGTCGTAAGACCACCGCTCATCCAGAAATCCAGGGCGTTAGCAATAACGTCATAGATCATCTGAGAAGTGACGGCGACGTTCCGCGGAACTATCAACGATTGGTTGAAGCTCAGCTGAACAGGTGCGGGAGTAGCGGGCACAGTGATAATAAACTGTACCCGATGCTGATCGACGGCGTCACCGTTCCGTCCCGAGCTTGAATGTTTGATGTTCAAGTTGTACGGGGCGGCCAGTGTACTCGCCTGATCGATCCGGGTAGTGCCGTCACCGGTAGTCTTAACCAAGACGAAGGTAACGTCATCACCGCTCGCGTCATCGAATGTGAGTGTGGAAGAAAGTGCCATTGGGAAGCTCCTTTGTGGATGCTAGCGGCTCACGACAATTAGTGAGCCTAGTAGCGTCAGCTGACTCGGATTAAGGTCATTGAGGTTAAAACTCAAGACCCCGATGGGGAATCCATCTAACCGGGTGTAACGTTCCACCTCAACACGCCCCATTTCCACCAAATTGATGGAAGTGAGAGGTTCGTTCTTGTATGCATACACGACGATGCGCTCAGTTAAACTGAAGCAAAGTCCTGTAACTTCCCATCGACCCTTAAATGGGTTTATGGCAAGTGCAGACAAGTGCCCTGAGATACGGGTAAACCAGCCTGCTACGAAGCTAAATGGGATTGCGTCCCACACAGCTTTCACAGGATTGTTTAACCCTAGGGCAGAGATGAAGGCCCTGATTTCGCCGGACATCGTCTTTAATCCTTTCAACTGGTGAAATAAATAACCAGTTGCACGGAAATCAGCACGATGACCGACTACCCCAAGCGACGCATAGGGATTACCGCCTGAAGAGCCTAATGTAGGGAGTGGTATGACATCGTCAATCACTCGACTACGATATAGACTCAGACGGGTCCTTTTACCCCACCGAGACACAAGATAGTCAATCTTGTTATCGACGGTGTTGACAATGCTTAGCAGCTTCTTAATATCTCCAAGAAACGGCGCCAAGCCGAACTTGTAGTTTAAGAAGCCGCTCGCTGCGGAATTGAGGAGATTGTCCGAGAGTTTGGGAATCAATTCCCCTAATTCTCGAAGCTCCCAAGTGAAGTTAGCAATGCTAACATCAGTTGGGATCTGTGTACTGAACGTGTTAAAAGCGTCCATACACAAAGTCTCCCACAAGGAATCAGGAACCACCGGTAACAGGTAATTCACGTCAGTTGGAGTGATAGGAAATGGAGTATTCGTAGTTGTATACGATCTTCCATCACCAACCAACCCAGATCCAAATGGCTTCACAGCCACATGGTGCTTAACAGACACGCAGTTTGATGGGGTGTAACGCCCAGTCACTCTGTGTTTCCGATTTACATTGTCACGCATATCAGCGTGCTCAGTGTAAGTCAGATAATCCCCATGAAGAACAACACCATCACTTAAAAAGGTGGTGCCAGTTTCCGAATGGGAATTGTCTCTTAGGCGATGACGTTGTGTAAGAATTACCATG